TGTGGACACAGCAAAGCGTCCAATTTTCCAGCAGACAATCAACCCACAGAACGCAGGCGGCGACCTAACTGCAACAGCAGTTCGCGGAAACCTTCTCGGGCTTAACCTTCGCGTATCACGCACAATGACAGGAACTGGCGACAACACAATGATTATTGTGAACCCAGATGCTTACACATGGTACGAGAGCCCACGTCTCTCACTCCAGACAAACCTAATCTCAACAGGTCAGGTTCAAGTTGGATACTACGGCTACGGCGCGATTGCTACCAAGCTTGGTGCAGGCGCTTACCGCTGGATGGTTTCCTAAACCACACTAATCATGGGGGAGCTGCTGCTCCCGGTGGCTCCCCCAGTCGTTTAACGAGAGGAACTAGAAATGGCAACAATAGTTACAGCAAGCGAACTTCGCTCTGTCCTTGGCGTTTCTAGTTCCCTCTATTCGGACGCATATCTCACAGATGTGATTGATACAGCAGAGGCCGTAATCTTGCCTATGCTCGTCCGTTATGCATCACCAATTTCATCAGTAGAACTTGAAAACAACATCGCCACATATCGCGTACTTGGCGACAACAACTTTACAGCGGGTCAGAGCGTAGTCATCACAGGATGCGGCTCCCCGTTTAACGGAACTTTTACAATCTTAGAATCAAGCAACATAGATGCTGAAGGATTTATAGTTAGATCAGATTCTCGCGTATTCGTAGACGCAATCTATTCAGAATTTACTGGGTATTTTACAGTAGCGATAACAAACGCTGATATCGACCAGCGCAAGGTAATTCCATCAGGCTTGGCTACCCTTACAGGCGCTGCAACCTACGTTGGCGTAAGCGCAGTCGAGTCAGCAGTCCTAGCCGTGTCAGTAGAAGTGTTCCAATCTCGCATCGCTCCAGGCGGTCAGATTGAAGGCATCGATTTTACAAACGTTAGCCCATATCGCTTGGGTCGCAGCTTGTTTAACCGCGTATCTGGTTTATTGGGGCCATACATCGATACCGATTCAATGGTGCAGTAAATGCCTAACACAATTCTTGATACAGTCCGTCAACCATTAGCCAATGCCTTTGCTAACGTAGCAGGCAACGTCTACGCCTATGTGCCAGAGGCTCCAATGGTGCCTTTTGTCGTTACGGTCCCAGATTCTCCATATCTTGAATTAGAGACTATTAACAAGTCCACGCTGCACATCAAAATCAATCTTGTTATCTCAGTTGCAGTTGCTTATAACAGCAACCCTGCATCGCTCGACAACCTCGAGCAGCTCGTCATAAGTGTTCTGAAGGTGATCCCTACCGGGTACACAGTCGGAGCGGTTGAAAAACCAACGGTTACTCAGGTCGGCCCATCCAATGTCTTGGTGGCAGATATCAGAGTTTCTACCTACTACACACAAACAAACTAAGGATAAATAATGGCAACCACAGTAATCACAGGTCGCGATATTTCTCTATCTTTCACAGGTGGAACAGATATCGAGGCTCAGGCACTTTCAGCAGTTCTAACAAAGACCAACGTACGCGAGACATACCAGACTCTCGATGGAGAGGCTTATAAGACTGTCAACGTCGAAGGCACATTCGCTCTTTCCATGCTTGCAGACTGGGGTAAGGCCTCATCTGTATGCGAAGCACTATGGGCAGCAGCGGAAGCACCAGACACCACAATTTCAGTAACCTTTACAGCAGCTACAGGCGCTCAGTTCGTTTTCCCAATTCTTCCTGAATTTCCAACAGCAGGCGGCGCTGGAACAGACGCACAGACTGTAGACTTCACATTCAAGATTGCAAAGGGCGAAGTCACAGAGACTTTCTCCTAAACAGTAGAAACGGGAGCACACAATGCAACAGCAAATAACAATTAAATATATAGATGGATCCGAAACCACTTACATGGTTCGACCACCAGATTACGCCCGCTGGGAAATGACCACTAAAAAGGTCATCTCTCAGTTTGGCGGAATGTGGGACATTCTTTATGTCGCTCACAGCGCCATGAAGCGTGATGCAGGCGGCAAGCCAACTAAGACACTTGATGTCTGGATGGAATCCGTTGCAGATGTCGAAGTAGGTGAAGGCGACCCAAAAGTCATCCAAGAGGAAGCGTAAGCCGACTCTTAGTTGAACTGGCAATAGCCACACAGATTCCTATGGATCATTGGCAAACTGCCGAGGATATTCTTACAGCTATAGAGATACTGGAGCAGCGCAATGGCAAGTGAATTAGTAGCACTTGACCAAACTGAATTACGTCAAGTATTTAAGGCGCTTAAGAATATGGGTGAAGAAGCCAACGATGAGGCCAAGCGCCAATCCGGCGCTTTGGCTGAATTCGCTAGAGCAGAAGTTATTCAAACTGCGAAGTCTTTACAAAGTAGAAAAGTAGCAGGCAGAATTGCAGATGGTTCTAGGGTTAAGAAATCCAGCCGTATTGGAGAAATCACTTACGGATTCGCTTCTCAGAAGTTCTCAGGTGGGGCAACCACTAGAGATATCTGGGGCGGGTCAGAGTTCGGATCTAACAAGTTTAAGCAGTTCCCGGTGTGGTCAGGCCGTCAAGGTCGAGGCTCTAAGGGTTGGTTTATCTATCCAACACTTCGCAGAATTCAACCTGAGATAGTTGCTAGATGGACTGAATCATTTACTAAGGTATTAAAGGAGTGGGGCTAATGGCTACAGGTACTAGAGCATTAACGCTCAAGCTTCTTGCCGACGTTGATAACTTCACTAAGAATCTTAAAACAGCCGATAAAGATGTTACTACCTTTGGCGATAAGGTTGGAGAGTTTGGCAAGAAGGCTGGCCTAGCCTTTGCAGCCGCAGGAGCCGCAGCCGTAGCGTATGCAGGCAAATTAGCCGTTGATGGCGTCAAGGCAGCCATAGAAGATGCCGCTGCACAGACTAAGTTATCCCTTACTCTTAAGAACGTCACAGGCGCCACAGAAGCCCAGATATCGGCAACAGAAGATTACATAACAAAGACCTCACTAGCCGTAGGCATTACCGACGATGAACTTCGTCCATCGCTAGAGCGTTTATCTCGAGCCACAGGCGATTTAAATAAGGCTCAGAAATTACAAGCCGTAGCCATCGATGTAGCAGCAGGATCAGGCAAGTCCCTGGAAACTGTCACTAATGCGCTTGCCAAAGCAGCAGAAGGCCAGACTGCCTCACTTGCTAAATTGGGTATTGGCTTAACATCCGCTCAGCTTAAGACCATGGACATGGATGCCATTACAGCCAAACTGGCTGATACTTTTGAAAACCAAGCTTCAGCCAAAGCGGATACATTCCAAGGCAAGTTAACCAGGTTGCAAATAGCCTTTGACGAAGGCAAGGAAACAGTCGGGGCATTTATCCTCACAGCAATTACCCCGCTAGTTGAATTAATCGTTAATCGAGTAGTTCCTGCCATTGAAGCATTCACTAGCAATATAGGTGACAAGCTAAGTCCAGTTATCAAAATCTTCCAGCCAATCCTTCAAGGCTTGCGTAACGCTTTCAATTCAGTTAAAAATTCTTTAGCTGAAAACAATGACGAATTACAGCCGTTCTATAACCTAATCCGAAATATTGCTTCCTTTGCTAAAAACACTTTGGCTCCTATTCTGGGTGAAATCCTTGGTGGGGCATTTACAGTTTTAGGCAACATTGTTGCCGGATTAATCAGCACCTTTGCATCATTCGTCGACAAGATAACCAAGATTTATAACACCATTAAAGGCATCATCGATGCCATTAAAGGCGCAGGAAGCGCGGTAGGTAACTTCTTTGGGGCATCATCATCAGGTGGAGCCACATTCTCAAACGCTTCATTCAACACTCCATCTAGCAGTCCCGCCGTATCTCTGTCTCCTGAAATCATAGACTCAGATTCTCGTCTAAGAGCCTTTGCTCAAGGCAGAACCACTAGCATTACAGTCAATGGGGCTATCGATCCTGAATCTACTGCTCGCCAGATAGTCGGCCTTCTTAATGATTCCTCAGCTCGAGGAACCCTAGGCGGGGGCTTAATCTACGCATGACCGCCTGGACTCCGACCTATAAGATTCAGGTAGATGGCTACGAAGTAACCGATGTTACTCTTGCCAGTCTTACAGTAACTTCTGGGCGTACCGACATTAACCAGCAGCCAGTTGCGGGCTATTGCCAATTGCAGTTAATTAACTTTGATAACAGCTCTTATGACTTCACAGTTGGTACTAGCCTCTCGGTTCAAGTGACTGACTCAAGCAATGCCTTTATACCCATCTTTGGCGGTTATATCTCAGACTTTACCATTGCCGTTAATCGTGCCGGTGATCTTGGATATACAACGGTTGCAACCATTACGGCTCTTGGAGCATTGTCTAAATTGCCTAAGATTATTGACAACGGCATCTTGTCACAGGACTTTGACGGAGACCAGATTTACACACTTCTTTCTGGCTATCTTTTAGGTCAATGGAATGAAGTTCCAGCAGTGGAGACATGGGCTACTTATAACCCTACAGAGACTTGGGCTAATGCCGTAAATATCGGCCTTGGGGATATTGACCAACCAGGCGATTACCAAATGATTAGTAGATCGTCTAGCAAGACAGACCTTTACTCACTTTGCACAGATATTGCTAACTCAGCCTTTGGCGTCTTGTATGAAGATTCCAATGGCAATATTGGTTATGCAGACCAGACGCATCGCCAAGATTACTTAGCGGCCAATGGGTACACGACTCTTGATGCCAACCATGCCAACGGAGTAGGACTAGCTGCAACAACTCGCGCTGGAGACCTTAGAAATTATTTCAACATCATCTACGATAACAATGGCAATCAGTCTTATGTGGCGCAGGACACCACTAGCCAATCTTTATTTGGCACTTATGGCGAATCTTACATATCTCGCATTAAGAATACTTCAGATGCAGAAGCCCTAGCAGATCGTTATATCGATCTTAGAGCCTATCCTTACCCTAAATTCCAAAACATTACCTTTAGTCTTGGAAACCCAGAAATTGACGATAATGATAGAGATGCGCTTATCAACGTATTTTTGGGGCAGCCAGTTTGGATTCAGAATCTGCCCCCTAACATCACTAATGGGTCGTTTCAGGGCTATATTGAAGGCTGGACGTTTAGGGCAAGCCTAAATGACCTTTCCATAACCTTTAACGCATCTCCCGTAAGTTTCTCCCAAGTTGCGGTAAAATGGGAACAGGTAAATGCAGCGGAGACATGGAACACACTTAACACAAGCCTAACCTGGCTAGATGCGATTGGAGTCGTAGCGTAATGGCAACAACAACTACTAACTTTGGCTGGGACATTCCTCAGTCAACTGACTTGGTGAAGGATGGCGCCACCGCTATCGCTGCGCTAGGGCAAGATATTGATACAGCTTTAGTCGACCTTAAAGGCGGAACTACTGGCCAAGTGCTTTCAAAGGCATCTAATACAGACCTAGATTACTCATGGGTAACACAAGATGACGCTAATGCAATTCAAAACTCAATTATTGACGCAAAGGGCGACATTATTGTCGGAACTGCCAATGACACACCTGCTCGGTTAGCGGTTGGAACCGATGGTTATCTTCTTTCAGCAGATTCAACACAGGCTTCTGGTTTGCGCTGGATTGCCGCAGCAGGTGGCAAAGTTTTACAGGTAGTCCAATCTACTTATTCAACATCAACACTCGTTGCATCCACAACATATACTTCTTCGGGTTTGAGCGCCACAATCACTCCATCTGCAACAAGTAGCAAGATTTTGGCCATTGTGTCTCAAAACCTTTACGCAACCCGAGACCCAGCAGATCGCTTCCAAGGTGGTGCGCAGCTGGTTCGTAATTCAACTTCAGTCTGGCAATCTGCTTATTTCATTCATAATCGTGTTGGATCGTCACAAACTTTGGAAGGCGCTTACAACCTTTCTATTGTTTACGTTGACAGTCCATCAACCACAAGCGCTACAACATATACAACTTATGTAAACACAGCGACCACAGCAAATGGTGGGGAAGTAAGAGCGCAATATGGCGGCTCAACATCTACCATGGTTCTTCTAGAAATTGGAGCATAAGACAATGAGTCATCTAGCCAAAGCAATTAGAAACTTACGCCCTGGTTCTGAATTTTCATTCTCAAACGATGACTATTCAACAATTAAGTGGGACGTACTTGAAGGTAAGGCGCCAAGCCAAAAAGAAATCGATGCTGAAATAGCAAAAATTGAGGTTGAAGAAGCCACTGCAGCTGAAACTAAGGCAGCATCCAAAGCTGCTCTTTTGGTACGCTTGGGTATTACAGCAGAAGAAGCGCAACTGCTCTTGGCATGAGTGCAAAACTTTGCAAGGCAGGGCAACAGCTTCGTGAACAAATCGATGACTCGTTCCCCGATAGAGATCGTAGTAGTGACGGGTGGATTGCCGACGCACGTCATGTTGCTGCAGGTAAGTCTGATCACATACCTTCTAAGGGAATCGTATACGCCATCGACGTTGACCGAGACCTTGCAGGTAAATCGGGCAAGCCAGACCTCATGCCTTATTTGGCAGATCAGATTCGTAAAGCGGCCAAGCGAGACCCACGTTTCAAATACATCATTTTCGATGGACGAATTGCATCGCCTATCTTGGGTTGGCGTTGGCGAGCTTACAAAGGATCTAACGCGCACAGGCATCATTGCCATATCTCTTTCACTACAAAAGGCGAGACAGATGGCTCGTTCTTTAATATACCGATGATAGGTGGAACCGAATGAATATGAAGAACCCAGCAATCCTTACAGCAGGTGCTTTCCTAGCAGCGTGGGGTGCATCTAACTTTGCACTTGATTATCGCTCTGTCCTTTGGGCAGTCCTAGCAGGCGTATTCGGATACGCGACACCTAAGAAGTGAGCGTGGCAGACCTAGCAG